GCGCGCCACCGAAGTGGACCACGCCCTCAATGAGGAGGTACTCGTCCGCGCCCACGGCGTACCCAGCACCCCAGTCGAGCTCCATCGGCACGTTGATGGTGGATACTGCCACGCCCTCGTTGCGGTATCGATTGTTTGCCCCGTCGCCCTGGAACAGCGTGTCCGCGGCGGACCCGATGAAGCACGGGCGCGTGCCCGTTGTCTCGAGCTCGATGATGGTGTTCGCGTCAATGTTGCGAGCGTCAAGTCCCTCTGGCGCGAGGTTCTTTCCGTCGACCGCAGCGGACGCGGCGATCAAATCGCTGGCCACCGTATTGACGCCCGACGCGAGCCTGGGAAGGCCGTCAGCGCCGCCACGCCATCCCGCTACGCGCGTCATCGCCGGACCTCCTCAATCATCAAGAACGTCTCCAACTGCCGACACTCCTCGAGCGCGCAGTTAGCGACATTCGCGGTCGCCTCGCCACGAACAAAGTCGTAGAACATGCGCACCGTGTGATTGCCGGCACCTACCGCAACCGCCGCACTCGCGGCGAATGCGAGCTCAACGCCGTAGGCCACATTCACCTGCACGCGAATCATTTCGTAGCCCGTGTGGTACACGAGCTGACCATCCACCTCGATGCCGAGTCCAACGAATAGCGGGAGCTGTCCTGGCGCCGCCGCAAGGCTGTGCATCACCCGCACGGTGGACGCGCCGATGATCACGAGCATGGCTTCTTGCGTGGCCACCGTCTGGTCCACGTTGGTCAGCATGTACCGACTGTCGCTCATCTGAATAAAATCGACGGACGCGGCGGCGGCCTGCAGGTACGAAACGGCGCTGGCGAATGGCGACTCGATCGTACTCGCCGAGTAGATGCCGACCGGGCCCACATTGTCGCGGTCCCAGTGCCCGTTGAAGGTGTCGACCAGCATGGCGAGGTCGAGGGCCAGCGGCGTCACCATCGCCGGCCCCTTCGCCATCACCTGCCCTTCTACGGAATAGACCCACATCAGCGTTCCGCTCCGCGTCCCTGTGCCCACTTCGGCTGGCCGGGGCTCCCGACCACGATCATGCCCAACGCCATCAGTTCGACGGGCCCGACGTCCACCCCGCCGCCCATGAGCTCGAACTGGTGCTCGCCGCCCGCCGCCCCCTGCACGTCGATCGGGTACACGCGCGTCTGCGGACGCTGCCAGTACCCGGTATCCCACAAGCTCGTGGTCCAGGTGTCGACCTGGTACTCGGACTCGATGAGCTGCGAATCGGTCCCCGTCGGGCGGACCTCGTCGAAGTCGATGGCCGACCAGTCGTCGCTAAACTGCGTCAGCGGGAGCAGCTTGCGGTCCTGCGCGAACCGCAGGCCCACGCCTGCAGGTGAGTATGCGTGCGTGCTCGAGAGCGACCCCACGACCTCCACGGTCGATACCGTCGAGCGCGTGAACCGCTCCCCGAACCAGCCGAGCCGGTACCGCCACACCATGCCATCGCTGTTCTTGTCGCCCGACGCCACGAGCCTGCCGTACGGCACGAAGGGCGTGGTACCGCACACGACCACGAGCCCTCGGTGGTCATCCACGCGGCACATCGCCGTGATGCGCTGCGTGTTGAGCGAGGTGGGCGCGAAGTCCCGCAGCGACCAGAACCCGTGCGTGTAGTGGTACACGAGGCCCTGCTGCTGGCCGAGCGCCTGCGTGTGCGTCGGCAGCACGAACAGGAGCTCTTGGTCCCGATCGTATCGAACGACGCGAGCGCCCACCATCGCGCCCTTGTCCACCTCCGTCAGCCAGAACCGCGCGATCTTGCCGCCCAGGTACTTGAGCTCGGTGTCGGCCGCCCCGTCCTGCAGCGAGCCGCGCAGCATGTAGGGCCCGTCCTGCGCGAAGAACAACACCCCCGTGTCGCCGGGCACGTCGGCGATGGCGCCAGGCGCAATGCACCCCACGTCCTCGCTGACCGTCTCCGCGTAGAAGCCGTTTCGCGGGTCGCCCTTGATGAGGTACACCCCGCGACGACGGAACACGATCAAGGCGTTCTGCGTCGCGTGAAGGCCCGTGATCTCTCCCCCGGTGCCCGTGCCCAGGTCGAAGGTGTTGGCCGCCGGGAACTGCTCGACGAGGCCCGGCGCCGAGTAGAACACCCGGTCGGGGTACGACGGCGCGCCCGACAAGAACATCGTGCCCTTGAACACCGCCGCGTACGAGGCGCCGTTGGGGTAGAGGCCCAACGCCGACTCGTCGAGCTGGTGACCAAGCAACCCGTCCTGCAACCCGTCCTCCCACCCCTGCGACGTCGCCGATGGGAGGTCCACCAGGTGGTAGAACGAGAAACGAGCGCCCTCTGCCGTGGACGCCGCATACCCGAGGTCGACCGTGCGGTAGATGCGCACGCGGCTCACGTTCGCGGGCGGCGTTCCCAGCACCAGACGCACGACGTAGCCGGCGCCGGCTGAAGCGATGTTGGTGCCCGTCACGAACACGGGCGGCGACGGCGGGGACTCGCAGCCCGTCTCGTTTACGTAGGTGACCACGTACCCGTACCGGAAGAACGTCGATGGCGCGCTTACGCCCGCCGCTGCCGCGATGTACCAGGCGTCGAGCGGGTTGTTCTGCGCGCCAAGCGTGGCGGACGGCGACGGCGGCAGGTGCGAGAACCCGACCTGTGCGAGTACCGACCCGTAGTCGGGCCAGCGGCCGTTCCAGCGTACAGGCTGGTCGCGTCCGTTGATGATGTACAGCCAGCCGTTCAGCGGCAGGTAGCAGGTGCCTGCGTTCGGCGTCTCCACGCGCTGCCGGCCTGTCGCGAGCACCTGGTAGGTCTGCTTGATGCCGTCGAACACCTCGAGCGCGCACGCCGTGGCCGAGCTGCCCCGTTCCCACAGGAGCCATTGCCGTGCGGTGCCGCGCTGGCCCCACCAGTAGATCGACTGGTACTCGGAGTTGTACCCGCTGGTCACGCTGGGCGGGGGGTCGTAGCTCGCCTGGCTCGTCGCCTCGTAGTACAGCGACTTCCAATCCACGCAGTTGCGCCAGGTGCCCGTCGCGTCGATCGTGAGGTTGTCGATGCGCTCGGCCCACCCTCGTTCGGGGTTCGGGCCGTCGTCCATGCCCTGGAGCCGGATGATGATTCGCTCGCCTTCCATGGGTTAGCCCATCGTCGCGGGCTTCGTGCGCAGCGCCACGCCGTCGCCGTCGGGGCTCCAGCTGCCGAGTCGGTCGGTCGAGTAGCGCTGAAGCTCCTTCGTGCGCATCAGGTTGATCAGGTCGTTGGCCTCCTGCCGGTGGTACGGGATGAGGGCTGACTGTCCGAAGCGTGCCGCGAGCTGCACCACGGCCTGGTGGTGGAGGATGGCATGGTACTCCTCGGGGAACTCGGGGACGTCCTGCAGCGTCACCAAGCGGTTTGGCGTTCGGAGGTAGGACACCGACACCCACTGGTCCTGCGACGGGCGCGGCCAGAATCGGATGGCCTTGCGGGGGGCCGCCATCCGATCGTCCCATCGGAACGTCTCGTCCGGTGCGGGCGTGCCGTCGTCCTCGTAGGATGTCGTCTCCGACTGTACCTGCGCGAGGTAGCGGAACACGCCGTCTCCATCGTCACGGAAGATGAGCTTCTTGCGCCACTCCTGAAGTCGCACGGAGCCCGAATCGACGGGCCCGGCCTCGAGGTTCGTGAGCGTGATGGTATCGTTCGGCGCCGTCACCAGCGTAGAGGTGATGTTGCTCGGGCCGCTCATGGTGCCGTTGCCGTAGTAGCAGTAGAAATAGCGGTACGTGGTGGCCGTCGTGAGCGTGCCGCCCGCCGTGTTGCTTGCGGTCGCCACCATTGTCTTGCGCGGACCCGGGCCCCCGCTGTCCACCGGGTCATCCAGCAGCCACGCCTCGGGTGCGCCAGCGCTGTCCTGGTTCGTGTTCAGCATGAGCGAGCGCTCGCGGGTGCGATTGACGAGAGGGATCTCGCCCCGCTTGTCGTCCCGCGACACGATGCCGATGATTTCCCCACAATCGTAGGGGAGCTGGTACCGGTCGTGACGCAGGATGCCGCCCGTGTAGTCGGTCAGCCCCAGCGGGTCCACGGACGGATAAGACGGGGTTGCGTCCAGAAACACCGCGTCCGTGCCTGCGATGTTGAAGGCGCTCGTGCTCGAGTCCAGGTCCGGGTCCGGCCACCCGCCAAGCCGGCTGTCGTACTGACGCCGCACCTGACTCCATCGCGGGTTCCAGTCCTTGCCGCCCGCGATGCGACCCCACCGACGCAGGGAGTTTTCTCCTTCGGAGGCCCGCATGAGGATGGCGTCGAAGTCGTGGTGATGGACAACGCCAGGGGCGCCCCCGCCCGCTCCGCGCAGCTGGACGTACCGACTCGTGCCGTTGCCCGCGATCGTGAACGTGACGCCCGTCTCGTCCGCGCGCAGACGCATGGACCCCTCAACCGTGCGATACGCCCACCGCTCGCTGTTCATCAGCGCGGTGTACTTGTTGTTGATGACCCCAATGAGGTCGTTCTTCCACGCCTGCGCAGTCGGCGCATGCTGGAGGTCGTTCTGCACGAACTCGCACAACTGTCCCAGGTTCACGCGACCTCCGCTGCCAGTGTACCCCGAAACGAAACGCCCCAGGACAAGCCCGGGGCGTGGTCACATCGTCGCCACAACCTACGGCGTGCCGACACCCGAGCCCGACGCGCCGATCTCACGGCTGATCGCCATGCCGTACACGTACACGTGCTTGGCCGCCGCGACGCCGTTCGCGCCACAGCCGATCATCGGGATGAGGTCCGTGGACGTGAGCGCTGCCGTCACGCCGATCAGGCCCCCGTTGAGGTAGACCTCGGCCTTGCGGTCGGGGCGAATCTTGATGCGCACGTGGTACAGCGTGCTCGCCACGGGCGCCTTGCCCGAGTCGATGGTGTAGTCGACGTTCGCGATGGAGTAGCAGACCTTCCAGTTGCCGCCGTCCGTCGAGGACAGGAACACCCCGTCCGCGTCGGTCGTGATGACCGCGGTCGCCGTGAGCTTGAGCCCAGCGGCGTACTGGATTTGCGCGATGGACGAGCCGGTGGCGAACACGCCCTCCCACTCGACCTCGCGGTCCGTGCCCCACGTCCACGCCGTCCACGGCGTCTGGTTCGCGTCAGCGTGCGGCGTGACGAACGCCTGGTCGAGGTCCGCGCCCGCCGTGGTGAGCTTGATGCCGCCCTCCGCGTTGAACGTGGACAGCGCGGTCGTCATGTTGGCGCCGGCCGCCTCCATGTTCCGGTCGGCGATGTTCGCCGCCAGGTGCGCCGCAGCGTTGCTGTTCTCGTCGAGCGCGATCACCGCGTTCAGCGACGGCTTGCCGCGGTCGCCGGCAACCCAGCGGAGCTGGCAGCGGTTCGCCTGCCCGAGCACGCTGTAGGGCTCGCGCGCCTGGAGCGCCTGAATCGCGGTACGGGCGACATCGCCCACGTTCATGTTGATCGGTGGCATCAGGAGCTCCTAGTACGTGTCGGCGTTGGTGAGGATGCCGCTGGTACCGAGGTACCCGAACGACAACTGAATCATGGTGTGGAGGAGCGCGACCATCGCGTCCTGGTGAGCAGCGGCCATCGGGTGCCACTGGCCCATCTTGGCGTCGAGGCCCTGGTTCACGTGGTAGTCGACCATCGCGTGGTCGAGGAGCAGCGCGGACCATGGGCCCGTGGTGGGCATGTCGTCGTTGATCTGGTGCAGGTCGGCCGTGCCGAACTTCTCCTGGTCACCACCCACGAGGTCGGCGGGGCCCGAGCTGTTGACCCAACGCTTCACGAGCAGCGTCTCGCGGTCGTAGTTGTCGTAGAAGTCGTCGCTGACGTACAGCTTGAACTTCGGCGGGGCCTTCGTGTTCTGCGCCGAGCCGAGGCGCTTCGCCGCGTTCATCATCGCGCGGAGCTTGGTCACGCCCTCGGTGCTGAACGAGCCGTTCGCCGTGGCGTACTGGTTCTGCCAACCCGCGAACGCGGCGAACACCGACTTCGACAGGTTGAGGTACGTGTTCGTCTGCGCACCGACAGCCGCCGCCTCGAGCGCGCCGTCCGCGTAGTCCACGCCGTTGATGGGCAGGATGTCCGACAGGGCCGGCGCGTCCTGGATGAGGAACGAGCGCTGGATGAGCCGGTCGTGGTGACGCTGCACGTTGAGCTGCCGCGACTTCACCTTGTCGATGATCATCGCCGAGCCGCTGTTCAGCCGCTTCTCGTGGCCGCTGTAGCCGATGGGCTGGCAGAAGTCCGCCCACTCCCAGCGCGCGGGGTTCCCGAGCGTCTGGAAGGAGTAGTCAATCAGGTTGAAGCCCGCGCCGTCGAAGCGGCTCGGAACGGAGTGCGTCCCGAACTCGTGCGGCTCGATGATGAGCTCGCCGCCGTCGTGTGGCTTCTTGGACATCGAGCGCAGGTTGTCGAGCAGGGGCGTCGGCTTCGCCGCCATGTCGATCGTGGCGCGCTCGGCGTCCCACTGAAACTGCGTGTCGTTGACGTTGTCCGCAAGTGCGGTGATGGTGATGGCACCAGCCATGGTGGGGTCCTCGGGGCGAGAGTACGGGTAGAGCTTCGTACGGTCGCCGGGTGACCCTCAACGGATGTCCGGTGTTCCTGGTGCTGATGCTATCCCAGGTTCGTCCGTACCGTCAACTCGCGACAGGCTGCCGGATCTTCGCGCGCCAGTCGGGCGGGCGCTTCCACTCGGGGTTGTCGAGCGAGTACACGGCCACGTCCTCGGCCGTCATCTTCGACAGGTCGGGGCCCGTGGTCGCAGGCGCGGGTGCCGCGGGTGCAGGCGTGTTGGCCAGGTGCCGAGCCTTCACGACGTGGTACGCCGCCTCGATCGTTTTGACTTCCTTGCTCGCCAGCACCTTGAGCACCTCGGGGTGGTGCGCCTCGTAGTCCGGCGTGCGCAGGATGAAGTCCCGGTTCGCCGCCACGCGCGCGTCGTTCTCGAGTGCAGCCTGCTGCGTCGCCTCGGCCTGCTGCGCCTCGGCCGCGTGCTTGCGCAACGGTTCGAACAGCTCGGCCACGTACTTCTGCGCGTGCCACGCCTGGACCTTCGGGTCGGGGTTCTTCGGGTCGGGCACCCCGCCCGCCGGTACCACTGGCGCGTTCGGGAGCTGCTTGATGAAGGCGTTGAGCTTCACGTACTCGGCCGCGAGCTGCTGGCGCTCGGCGACGATGGCCTCGCGCTCGCGCACGATCTCCGCGCGCTCGGCGACGGCGGCCTTCTGCTCCGACACCGTGATCTCGCGGCCCTTCGTCGCGAGCCCGCGCATGTTGTGGACGTACGAACGGAACTTGCTGTCCTTCATCTGCTCGTCGAGCCACGCCTTCTCGATCGGGTACTTCAGCCCCGACGCCTCGAGCTCCTTGAGCACCGGGTACGTCTCGGCGAGGTCGGCCGCGAACACGTCGACCACGGGGTCGGGTGCAGCAGCAGCGGCGGCGGCGGGCTTCGCCTCGGGGGCGGCGGGTGCTGCTTCTGCAGCAGCGGGCGGGGTTGTCGCGTCGAGCATGCTCTACTCCATGGCCTTGGTGATGTCGGCCGCCATCGACTCGGGCGTCGGAGCGGCCGGCTTGGGAGCGGGAGCAGCCTCGGGCTTCGCTTCGGGCTTCGCCTCGGGGGCGGCCGGCATGCGCTTGACAGCCATCGCGAGGGCCTTGTCCTTGCCGGCGGCGCGGATGATCCCCGCCGTCTCGATGAGGCGCTCGTCGTCCGACGCCGCGAGCTTCGCGTCGATCTTGTACGCCTGGGCCTCGGGAACACCCGCCGCCACCAGGCCGTCGATGAGCGACTGGAACGCCGTCAGCCCCGTGAACGCCTCGGGCGCCAACTGGTCGCCGAGCTGCTCGACCACGGGGAGGTCGATCGTCCCGTCCGTCAACGCCGACACCGCGTTCTTGAGCGCGGCCTGCGCGACCTGCGAGGCGCTGGTGCTGATCTTCGCCTTCGGCGCCATCTTGCCCACCGACTCGACCAGCGTAGCGCGCGCCTTCGCGTCCGCTGCCTTGAACTTCTCCATCATGACTCTCTCCGGGGTTTGCGGTGTCGCAGGAAATCATCCACTTCGGCCTGCCGAAACACCGTCGTCGGGCCCATCTTGGTCTGCACGGTGCGGCCCACTTTGTCCTTCATCTCGCGGTACCACGGCTCCGTCTCGCGCTCCTCGAGGTACGCCTTGCCCTCGTCCGCCGAGGCCCGCACCTCGCGCGCCGCTGCAGACTTCCGCCGCAGCGTGTCGCGGCTCTCCATCGGCCGCAGCCCCTTCGCAGCTCCGAGCTTGAGCATGTGCGCGTGGCTCTCGACCATCGCCTCGAGCGTGTCGTCCCAGTACGGGTAGGACACCGGGCCGCCCTTGTTCAGGTGCAGCCCGTGGCCCGCGCCGAACAGCGTGACGAACTCGACGGCCCCGCACGTCGGGCAGTCGGTGGAGTCGTCGTCGGGGTCGAGGTTGCTCTGCGGCAACGCCTCGCCGCTCGGCCACACGAGCATGTCGTACTCGTGGCCGGCGGGGCACTGCCGCGTCTTTACGACGGCCATCAGCCACCTCCCAGCATGGCGTCGAGCTCGTCCTCGGCGGCGGCGTCGGAGTCGAGCGCTGCAGCCTGCTCCGACGTGAGCCCCGCCGGCGGACCTGGTGGCGCCGGCGGCGGGCCGGCGGGAAGGACTCCCGCGATCTCCGCCGGCGGGGAAGGGGGCGCCGGCGCTTCGGTAACGGCGCCCTTCGTGACCTCGTCCCACTTCATCTTCTCGTCGAGGCCGAACCGCTTGACGAGCATGTCCCACATGCCCTTGAACGCGGCGATGGCCTCGGGCTGCGGCGACTGCACGATGGCGGGGATCATCTGCATCAGCATCGGGAGCAGCTGCAGCGAGTCGCGCTTCTGCGCCTCGGCCTTCGCGGGCGTGTTCGCGCCGTCCACGATTCGGATGGTCCAGCGCATCTTGAGGTTGCTGACGGGCAGGCCCTCCACGTCCTTGTCGACGCGCACCGGTACGGTGTCCGTCTTGGCGTCCTCGCACAGCACGGCGAGGTACCGCAGGTACTTTCCGCCAACGGCTGCGACGGCGGCGTCCTCCTTGCCGCGGAGCAGGCCGAGCGTCGTTTCGCTGTACGCCGACAGGTTCGCCGACTCCGTGGCGGGGATGTACTGCGTGGGCTGCCCGCGCGTGACGGGGGCCGTGCCGCTCACGGCCTCGAAGTGCTGCTCGATGAACCCGCGCAGCGCCACGCCGGACGTTGGCGACGGCGGCGACTCCATCCACGACGCGATGGCCTTTGCTCCCTGCGAGAGCTGGCCCGCCTTCACGCCGAGGATCATCCCGTCCGCCTTGCCCGACGCGATGCGCTCCCGTCCCTCGTCATCGAACGCCGACAGGTCCACCAGCAGCTTGCGCAGCGCCTCCATGCGGAACGCCTGCGCCATCCACGCCGCGTAAATGTTGTTCTCGCACTCGAGCGCGTAGATGGTGGCCGCGCCGCTGATGCCGTGCAGCGGGGCCTCGGGGAACGACGTGAGCACCACGGGCTCGATGTTGACGTCCGGCCGGCCGTCGGGGTCCTGCACCCGAATGGGCTTCTCGAAGATGAGCGAGTCGTACTTGCCGTCCGGCGTGAGCAGGTACACGCACCGCTTCCCGTACACCGTCACGCCGTTCACGACGGACGGCGACTTCGGGTAGCTGATGTCGAGGATTCGCACGTAGTTGTTGTCCGCGTGCGCTCCAGCCTTCGCGTACCAGCCGTCGACCAGCACGTCCGGCTTGCACGTGAGCGCGCCGCGTTCCACTGCTCGCTCGCGCGTGAGCCCGAACGACACCCCGGCGTCCTCGATGGGCACCCACCAGGAGCGGCCCAGGTAGCGGGCGTCCTCGGCCGAGGCCGAGCGCTTGTCCCACACGCACTCCCACGGGGGCATGAACTCGACGACCACGCGATCGACGAGGCGCGAGGCGGTCGGGACCTCGCGCAGGTAGAACGCGCTGTGGGTGTACAGCAGCCCCGCCGTGAACGACTGCTCCGTCACCGTCTTCATGCGCGGCGTGTTGTAGAAGCGGTCGAGCACCGACTTCACGAGCCGCTGCTTCGGCATGAGCTTGTCATCGTCCTCGTACACCTCGTCGATGCCGACCTCGGCGGCGAACCCGCGGTAGAACAGCGACGCGATGTAGCTGCGAACCCAGCCCATCATGCGGTTCACGGCGAACTTCGGGATGGTGTTGATGTTGCCGACGATCTCGGCCGCGTCGTCCTGCTTGTCGCCCCAGAACTTGTCGCTGAACGAGTCGCGGTGGTTCTTGTTCGCCTTGCGGTCGCGCTGGACCCCCTGCGCGTGGAGCTCGAGCAGGTCGTCGAGCTCGGACGTGTCGACCTTGGCGGGGGCGCTCACTTCGTCGGTCACTTCCGTGTCCATCGCGAATCTCCGGTCATGCGCTGTTCAAGGGCTGCGCGTTCCTTGGCCAGGTCGAACGGCGCCGGGGTCATCGTACCGGAACGCGGCTTCGGACGCCACCCGCTGGTGATCGTCGCGCGAGCTGCCCAAAGCGCCAGCGCCTCTGCCATCACATGGTCGTCGTGGTAGCCGACGTCAGCGCCGATCGTCCCGTCGAGCTGCTCGCGAACGTGGGTGCACTCCTCGAGGAGCGCCCGGTCCTCGATCTTGGTGTACTCGATCTCCACCAGGTGCTTGAACCAGTCCATGACGACGGCCTTCGTGCGCTTATCGGTGACGAACTCGCGCCCGTCCTCGTCGTGCCACAGCGGCGTGCCGAGCTCGCGCGCGCGTCGCCACACCGCGCGACCCCACACGTTGCCGACCTCCACGTTGGCGACCGCACCGCCGTACCCCAGCGAGAGCTTGTTCGTCTCGTCGCCCTGCTCGCGGGGGGAGGCTCTGTTCGAGCTCCACACCGCGGCGAGCTGGCCGTCGTCGCGCGTGACCGCGATGGCCGCGCTGTCCCCGCCCGTGCCGCCCGAGGCGTCCACGCCGAGGAAGTACATGTGGTCCGCGCTGAACTTGTGGTACGTGCGCAGGCCCTCAAGCGGCTTGTCGGTCGGCGCCGACTTGAGCAGCTTGGCGATGCGCTCGAGGTTGAACCACATCGACGTCGACAGCAGGAAGGGCTCGTCCCACGTGGACGGGTACTCCTGCCGGAACATGCGCTCGCTGTAGCCCTTGCCGTCGATGAGGTAGCGGCGGAACCCGAGGTTCTCGCGCGTCATCCCGAGCGGCCCGTACGCCTGCAGCAGCGCCGTCTCGTCGCCCGTCAGCGGGCCGTCGATCGGCATCCGGTACTGCTCGAACTTGAACCACGGGAAGAACAGGAACGCCCAGTCCTTGCCTGTCGCCGGGTTCTGCGCGCGCTTGACCAGGTTGTAGAACAGCCCGACCGGTGGACCGCAGGTGCTTTCGACCACGAGCCGGACCCACGGTTCGATCTCGGGCGTCGGCATCGTCGAGGTGATCGCCGCGTAGACCTCCTCGTCGATGCCCTGCCGCCCTCCCTGCGCCGAGCTCCCCCGCGGGTACAGCCCCGCCTCGGACAAGAGCCCGCCCTGGAACGTGCGCCCACGCGCCTGACCTCGGCCGCCCGCCATCGTCGTGAGGAACGACGACTCGTGCTTCCCCACCCGGATGCGGACCTCTTTGGTGTTCTCGAGCACGATCCGCGGTCGGATCTGCCGAGGCAGGTGCTCGATGTGCTGGCGGACCTGCTGCGTGAAGCGCGCGACCGAGCTGTACTCGTGCATCATCGCGAGCACGTTGTACGACGCGCCCCGCGTGAGCATGAGCGCCGTGAACAGGGCGACCCACACGGTGGTCGAGCCCACCTGGCGCGGCTTCTCCACCAGGATGTTGTTGTTCGTGCGGAACGCCTCCCCGCACGCGAGCTGCTCGGGGAACATCGGAGCCAGCGCCCGCAGCTTGCCGCCCTTCGTGACGATCTTCAGCTTGCCGGCGAGCCACACGGGGTCCCGCATCTTCTCAACGAAGACGTCGAGCTGCTTTCGCTCGTCAGTCCTCACGCTGCTCCGACATCCAGTCGAGCAGGTTGTCCGAGTCCGCACCGCCGCCCTTCGCCGCCTCCGCGACCGCCACCTTGCCGATGCCCTGCGCGATGTGGCCGAGGCCGGGCCCCACGAGCTTGAGCTTCGCCGGGTCCGTCACGCCGAGGTGCATCGCGAGCCGCGCGATGTTGAGCACGGCCTTGCGGGGCGTGAGATCGGGGTCCGCCGCCGCGTCGTTGATGAGCTCGACGGTCGTTTTCGGTTTCTTGCTCACGTTCCCGTCCGTTTGCCTGGAAACGGCACCACTTTTCCAGCGCGGAGCGTCTTTCCGTCCGCCAGATTGCGAATCGCGCGGGTGCGGACCACGACATCGGCGACGATTCGCCCGAACGCGGCCTTCGCGACCACGCGCGCCTCGGCAACCTGCCCGTGGACGGCGGTTTTCGTCGCCGGGTCCTGTTTTCTCGCCGCCTTCACGGCTTCGGCGATGGTCCAGTCGCCCGCGAGCGCGAAATACTGCGCGATTGCGAGCTCGCAGGCGGACGCGAGCTCGTAACTGCGCGGATTTTCGGGGTCTGCAGCGACAACCACGAGCAAATCGGCCGCCAGCTGCTCGAGGAGGATGCCGTCCCCGGGCTGGAGCGCGATTTTGTCAGCTCGGAGCCACGCCGAGAGGTCCACTTAGCGCTCCGGAGGCAGAGATTCCGGCTCGGGAGCCTTCGGAGCGCGAGGCGCGCGCGGCTTGCGGGGCGGCTTGGGTGCCGGCAGGCCAGCAGCGTCGCCGGCAGGCTGAACGGGCGCCTTGGCCTTCACCTCCTCGGGCGCCGGCTGCTTCATCGCGGCGTTGATGATCCGCTTGACCACGACGGCGGGGAGCTGCAGCAGCGACGCGATGCGCTCGGGCGTCGAGCCCGTGGACGCGAGGCCCACGATTTCGCGCGCCACGATGGGGTCGAAGTCCTTGAGCGACCCGCCCTCGGCAGCGACGCGCGCGCGCAGGATGGCGAAGCCCTTGTCCCGCTGCTCCTGGTACGGCGCCGGGAAGTGCCCGGTGTCGAGGAAGATGCCGAGCGCGGACGGCTTGCCGTCACCGCGGCGCGGCTCCTCCTGGCGCGCGAGGTCAATCCACACGACAACGAGCGTGAAGCCCGGGAGCTCCTTGAGCACCACGATCTGCTTCGCGGGCGTGTGCGCCGGCAAGCCCGCAGCGGCGTCGGCCTCGTGCCGGCCCTGCCACTCGCTCATCTTCGCCTTGTGCGTCGGGTCATACTCGCGGACGCGCGCCTTCTTGGCGACGCCGCGCCGCACTTCGTACGCGCCGATGCGCCAGTCCGCCGCGGGGTCGTCGCGGTTGCTCTTGAGCTCGCTCTGCGCCGTGCCGGTCACGCGGCCGAGGACGTCGAGTACTTCGACCTCGGTGATCTGCGGGATGCGGTCGCCGCGCTGAAGCAACGCCTGGAACGGGAACGGGTGCTCGGTCACGCGCACCCGGTACGACGGCGGCGCCGTCTGCACGCCGTCCTTCGTCGAGGCCCGCTGCGGCTTCGTGCGGGTGACGAGCTCGGCCTGCAGTTCCTCGGGAAGCTCCTCCTGCTCGGCGTCCATCACGTCCGCCACGATGCGAAGCAGGTGGTCGTGGCCGTTTACCGGGGTCCGCGACTTCGCGTAGGGAAGCCGAATCGCATCGTTCCAAGACATTGGTCTTCTCCGCGCCCTGCCTACACACGGCCCGATTCGGGCGCTGACCGTGTGCGTGTTGTGAAGGTGAGGACGGGCAGGATTCGAACCTGCGCAGCTGGCAGCGTTTCCGCTGTTCCGCATCGTACGTTCAGACTGGCTTTCGCCAGGGTTGAACTGAACGACCCTTTATGGCCACTCGGGCACGCATCCTCGTGGTGGCGTCGGTGCTTTTGGCGTCCCGATGCCGTGTCTCCGCTGCCCAGGCGTTCCCCGGCGAGCCGGACCACCCACCCTCAACGAGGGCTTGGAGCTTGGAGACACCTCGAGCCTACCCGGACGGGGCGGCTGGTGTCAAACGCGACCACCCGCCCGGCCTGGGGAAGGCCAGGAAAGCCGCGAGCGGGTGGAAGGCGTCGCGAGCATCAAGCTGCTCGCGTTCCGGCGTCGCCGGGAGCTCGCTGCGCCCGCGCAAGTCCTCAAGTGCTGACCCGTACGCGGCGAGGCTTCTGTCTTGGAGCGGTCAGCCAGGGGAGCCTACCCGATCAGCAGGCGGGCTGGAAGTCCTCACGGAGCACGATGATGGCCTCGCGGGTGTGCGCGTCCTCGGCCGCCTCGAGCAGGTCCACGCGGCAGACCGGCGCGCTGTCGATGGTGAGGCCATCGAACACGAACGGCTCGTAGCTGACCTCGACGCTGGCCCACGCATCGTCCCAGGCGTCGGTGGGCTCCACCAGGTCGGGGATGGTGTAGCCGAAAGAGGCTGCAGCGAGCAGGACGGGCAGGAACAGGAAGCGGGTCATGGGTCACCTCACGTCGGGGGTTCGGCCGACCTGGGAAGCCTACCCCGAAATCGAAAATGTGGGGGGCAAGTCACACAAC